AACCTGCACAGTTTAAGATTGGTGGACCATTCAAAGTAGAAACCAGCGCAGGCATAAGCCTCAAGGCTGCACAGACTTATGCACTAGAAGCCGCACAAATCTTTAACAACAGTGGTGGAACTTTGGTAGTTTCTGGAGTAGACGCCTTCAAATTAAACAATTTTCCAGACACATCACAAAACAGCGGTCTATGGATCAACAGACCTAATCAATTGAGCACTATAGTTACGGTAGCACCTACGCATGAACCTTATGCTAGGGCTGAAGCAGCGGCATTCTTTAATCCTGAAAACGCCAGCACAGGTATAACACCACAAGCGACCTATACAGGTGCAGTTGATGCTATCAAAGGTGTTGCTGGAACTGAAGTTAAAAATCCAGGTGGAGCGAAAGACCTACGCAATCAACCAGAACCTATCAGCACAGTAGGTAATCTCAGCAAAGATCAGATGACAGCATATCTGGCACAGATTGGCAAGAGTGAAAGCGGTGGTGATTATGCTGCTGTAAACAGACTGGGTTATGTGGGCAAGTATCAATTTGGCGTCAAAGCACTAAAGGATGGTGGTTATGTGAAATCATCTGTAACCAGCCAAGCACAGCTGGACAATCCTAATTCATGGACTGGTAAAGATGGTATCACTGACAAGAGTGCTTGGTTTAACAATCCCACTGTGCAGGAATCAGCTATGCAAGAATACACACAGCGCAATTATACAGAGATGGTCAGGCTCGGTGCTATCACTTCTGATATGCCACCCGAAGAAGTAGGTGGTATGCTGGCCACTAGCCATCTACTAGGGGCCAATGGTGCTAATACTTGGCGTCTGGGTGGCGGCGGCGCAGATGCTAACGGTACGACCGGTAACACATATTTCCAAAAAGGTAAGTTTGCTGTGGAAGTGTTAGCACCACAAGTACCCGCAGTCAAAGCAGGATAAATATCTATATGGCTATCATGTATCGTGGATTTAGTACTATCGGGCGCACACGCAAATATCGCCTTACGGATTTTGAACTGGTCAAACAAGATCTAATCAATCACTTTTACATCCGCAAGGGTGAAAAGCTGATGAATCCAAACTTTGGTACTATCATCTGGAACGTAGTGCATGAACCACTTACAGAAGACCTAAAAAGCGTTATCATATCAGACATCAAAGCTATCGCTGAATATGATCCTAGGATCAGCATAGACAATGTGGTCATCACTGAATACGATCAAGGCATACAAGTAGAGCTACAGCTACGCTATGTTTTAACAAATCAAACAAACTTACTTAATCTACAGTTTGATAATCAGAACAGCACCCTAACAGCTATCTAATAAACTACCCAGTTTATTTTCCTGATAAATACATTATATTAGGGAATTACAGATGGCTATTACCACAAGACAAAGCAGTTTACTAGTCGCAGAAGATTGGACTAAACTATATCAGACTTTCCGTAATGCGGATTTTCAAAGTTATGATTACGAAACCCTGCGCAAGAGCATGGTTGACTATCTCCGTGTGTATTATCCAGAAGATTTCAATGACTTTATTGAAAGTTCAGAATTCATAGCCCTAATTGACTTAATCGCTTTCCTAGGACAAAGCCTAGCGTTCCGCGGAGACCTTAATGCTCGCGAAAACTTTATCGATACAGCACAACGCCGTGACAGTGTACTAAAGCTAGCACGTCTTATTTCCTATAATCCTAAGCGTAATATTCCAGCTAGTGGCCTATTAAAAGTAGACAGTGTAAGCACTACAGAAACTGTATATGACAGCAACGGACTAAATCTCGCAGGACTTGTTATCAATTGGGCAGATTCAGCTAACGACAACTGGGCAGAACAATTTATCGCAGTGGTCAATGCTAGCCTCAACAGTAATCAGGCGGTGGGTAAACCCAGCAATAGTCAACTGTTAAATGGTGTCACCACAGAAGAATATCAGATCAATCTCGTGCCCAATCTTACTGCTACCTATCAGTTTAGTGCTGCTATAGAAGGCAGTCAAGTGGCATTTGAAATTGTAAGCCCAACATCAGCAGGCCAAGCCTACTTGTATGAGGCGGCACCTAAACCTAACAGTAGTTTCAATCTATTATTTAGGAATGACAATCTAGGCAACAGCAGCAACAATACTGGATATTTTCTACACTTTAAACAAGGTGCCTTGCAGAGCATAGATGTAAATTTCCAAGAAAGCCTACCAAATCGCGTATATAGTCTCAATGTCAATAATATCAACAACACAGACGTATGGTTATATAGTTTAGATAGGAATGGTAATCTTAGTACTCAATGGACACCAGTGCCCAGCGTTGGTGTTACTAATGTTATCTACAACAAATCAACTAACAAGAACATCTATCAGATCAGCACACGTGCAGGTGATCAGATCGATTTAGTGTTTGGTGACGGTAGTTTCGCAAACATTCCACAAGGTCGTTTTAGAATCTACTATAGGGTCAGTAACGGATTAAGCTACAAGATATCACCAGACGAATTACGTGGTATCGTAATCCCAATCAATTATGTTAGCCGTATAGGGCGTACAGAAACAATCAATATCCGTGCTAGTCTACGTTATACTGTAACTAATGCTACCACACGTGAAACCGTTGATGATGTGCGACAGAAAGCACCTCAACAATACTACACACAAAATCGCATGGTCACAGGTGAAGACTACAACATTTTACCTTATACCTTATTCAACAATGTGTTAAAAGTCAAAGCAGTTAATCGTACTAGTTCAGGCGTATCACGATATCTAGACGTTATTGACACTACTGGCAAATATTCGTCTACTAACATATTCTGCCAGGATGGCATGCTCTATCGTGATGATCCTATAGAATCATTTAATTTTAGTTTTAATACTACAAATGACATCTATAGAGTGATCAACAATCAAGTTAAACCTTTGGCTTCTACCAAAGAAATATTACAGTTTTTCTATAGTACCTACAATGCTATCAATTCCTCGAACACCTATTGGAACAAGAGCCTGGATGACGCAGGAATCACTGGATATTTTTATGATAGCACAGATAATATCCTGCAGGTAGGTGATTTTGTAGCCGACAGCAAGAGATATATTAAACAAGGCAGTATAGTAAAATTTTCCGCTGGTAGTGGTAATCATTTTGATGCACGCAATACCATACAACCAGGTGCTCCTGCGAACAGCGGGGACAAATACTTTATCTATGGACAGATCATACAGGTCTTGGCAGATGGCACTAATGGTGGCGAAGGCAATCTAGACAATGGTAGTGGTCCTATCACATTAAACCAAGTAGTACCAACTGGTGCAGAAGCCGTAAGAGTATTTCCAGTTTTCAATAATAATTTTACTGATGCACTAACAACCAGCATAGTAGACTATATCAGAGCTTTCAAAGATTTTGGTCTACGCTATGATGTAGATACTAGTCAATGGACTCTGATACAACCTGAAGATCTTGACACAGGAGATTTCAGCTTAGGTTCTGCAGGTAACACTAGTGCAGGAGGTCTTGATAGCAGTTGGCTTATACGATTCCAAGCAGTAGGTCAGACCTATACTGTTTACTATCGCGGACTAGAGTATGTGTTTGAAAGCGTCCGTGAAACAAATTTCTACTTTGATGATCGCGTGAAAATATTTGATCCTCGTACAGGATTTACTATCAAAGATCAGATCAAAGTTCTCAAAGTAAATACCACAGCCGATGATACCACTTCATTGGCATTAGATTACATTTGGCACATCTATGATAACATTGTTGAAGTCGATGGTTATGCTAATTCCAGCAAGATATTAGTTACATTTCCAGACAGCAATGATGATGGGATTCCAGATAATCCCGAACTGTTTGAGCTATTGGTCAGTCCAGACACTAATTCTAATGCCAAATATGTTTATTTCCAAAACACCTTTGGTTATGATAATTTTGTGATACAGACACCAGTCAGCAATAGTCTTGTAGTCAGCATCTATGAAACACTTACTGCCGCGCAGACAGCCGCAACACTATATCAAAACGGACAATTATTTTACATAGCACCAACTGACTCATTTTATCAATTGACTATAACAAATGATTCAGTCTATACATTAAATTTAGTCTCAGGATACACTGCCAAAGTTGGCCGTCAAGATTTGTATTTCCAATACAGACACAGTAGTCCTAATAATCGTCGTATAGATCCAAGTCCTAACAATATCGTGGACTTGTATATCCTTACCAAAGCCTATGCCACAGACTACTTAGCTTGGATACAGGACACTACAAATACAGTTGAAGAACCAGTTGCTCCTACTCCAGAAACACTGGGCACAGACTACAGCGACCTGGAAAAATACAAAAGTATCAGTGATACTATCATTTATAATCCTGCGAAGTTCAAACCTATCTTTGGTGACAAGGCTGAATCCGCATTGAGAGCTACATTTAAGGTAGTAAAAAATGCCAGCGTAGTTGTCAGTGACAATGATGTCAAGACCAGTGTGATCGCCGCGATCAATACCTACTTTGACATAGCCAATTGGGACTTTGGCGAAACATTTTATTTCAGTGAATTATCAGCGTACCTACACAGCGTACTAGCACCAAACATAGCATCTGTGACCATAGTACCAAACAGCACCAGTGAAGCATTTGGTAGCTTGCTGCAGATTAATGCTGAATACAATGAAATCATTGTCAGTGCCGCAACTGTTGACAACGTACAGATTATCAGTGCTATCACTGCCGCACAACTAAATCAAACAGGAATTTTATCTAACGAAATAACTGCAAGTAGTACTGGAACAAGCAGCACAGGTTCAGCAGGTACTAGGAGCACTAGTACCAACACTACGAGAACATCGACCAGCACTAGAAGGACGCTGACCAGCAGTAGTGGTAG